GTAAAAAATTTTGGCAAAGCAAACAGATGCCCGCGGCAGGCGGTTTCAACATTTTCCACAGAGTTTTTAACATTTCAACATTGTTAAACTTTAGTATAACAGAGCATTTTAACTTTTTAACATTTTTTCAACAAATCTTTTAACGTTTGCTTTTACCATTTTCTAACGTTTTAACGTTCAAAATTATCTGTTTTCAACTTTTCCACATACTCTACTACTACTGCTACAACAAGTTAATATTATAAATACGCGTGCGCATGTGCGCGCGTTTACGCGTGCGCATGTGCGCGCGATACATTAGCATCTATCGATAGCGACAGCCCCATGAGCTGGGGCGCTGTCGCAAGGGGAAGACAGTAGTCTTCCCCTTGCTTAACTGAATAGAGCATAATGCGTTGTTTTTAAATCATTTTTCGGTGTCTCTTTGAGAAACCAAACGGAAGAGAAAGCCCAGTACCCTACTTGATAGGTACTGGGCTTGGTGACACTGATTAGAGAATTCCACGCTTTTTCGTTTGTTTTTTTGTGACACGCTCTTTTGTTTCTAATTGTGTTTTGTAGTCTTTGCCTTCCAGCTGCAGCCTTTTTTGTTCGATTGCCTTTCTTTGTCTGTTCCGCTTGATTCTCCACAGCCTTTCTGGGTTTTCTTTTTCCATCATCTTTTCATAATACCGGGGTATTTGTGCCTGCTTTCCATTGGTACATTGAATGTAGCCTTGTCTCCAGATTTCTTCTTTGTGCTCTTGATAGTAGGCATCTCCTAGCCCCGGTTTAAGTGACATACATGCGAATGGTTTTTGTTGTCCTAGCTCATAGTATGCGTTTGCTTTTTTGCCGTCGATTTCGTACATCTTCTTCGTTACGTATCCGGCAACATATCTGTACGTTTCCGGTGTTGCTTGTGCAATTTGCACATTTCCATTGCCCCAGATTTTACAAAGTGTTTCTGAAGTAAAGTATCCGTTATGGTGAATTTTGTATAGTTGTTTCAGGTCTGTTGGTTTCCATCCGTATAGTATCATGTGATAATGCGGCCTTGCTGTTTGTTCTCCGTATTCTCCAGCACAGAAATAGCGTAATTTGCCCTTGTAGGCTTTTCTGAGACGTTTTAAAAATTTCTGAACGTCTGGATACATTAGTGTTTGTACGCTTTCTGGCACTTTCTCTCCCGGTTTCCAGACGTATTGCACCTTTCTCATGATTTCGCCTGTTTTTGTTATCATTCCCGGTACGTGTTTATCATCATATGTTAGTGTAATAAACCAGACTTGTTCTTTTGGCCATTGTCTTGCTTCTAATTCAATTCTTGTTGTCCAATCTTCTCTTTGCTGTATTCTGCACCCTATGCACTGCCCACAAGGTATTAACATTACTTTTGGTTCATACATCAAATCTTCATATTTTAATTTTTTGCCCACTCTTTCAGAGAAGCGGGCAAGTGAATACACTTGCCCGCTGATTTCTCTGTTTTCTGGGCTGTATATCCGTATTAACGGCTTATAGCAGCTCACTTTAAATAATCACCCGGCTTTCTCTTTTGTCCGTAGCTTCCCGTTTTGTCTTGCATGTGAATTTGGTTCTTTTTTGTGCCACCAAAGTTTTGTGCTGTTATGCTTCCATGCTCTTTTTTTCCGGATGTTCTGTTGTTTGGCACGTTTTCGTCCATTACGTTGTTGACACCGTTGTTGATTCCTTCAAATGCTTCCATCAGGCCATACGGTGACATTCCTGTTGAACTTAACATCTGATTCCAGCTTTGTGCGGCGTTGTACCAGTCACTTTGTGACCAACTTTCACTGCTGTAGGAGTTTGGCACAAAGCCTGATGCTCTACTTACTCCTAGTGCGCTTGCCGATGGCGCTCCCATGCTTGCACCTGATATCGTTCCTGCGCTACCTCCCGGCGTGCTTGCACCGCCGTTCTGGAATGCCAATATAGGATTAAGTCCAGCTTTTTTCATGTCCTCAACTGCCCTCTGATAGGCTGTATTTGACATGTATTCTTGCCATTCCCGGTTTTTCATTGCTTCTGTTGAGTTAAAGTTCATTGCCGCCGCGTTCTCAATGTGATTGTATATCCCTTGCGCGATCGCTCCCAACGTGTTGTAACCCATCTGTTCCAACATTGATCGCTGATTAAATTGACTTTGTCTTTGTCCTTCTGCTGTCTGATATTGGTATGCGCCTTTCAAATACTGCATCACCTGTTCGTCATTCGTTCCGGATTTGCTCATGCTTTGGCTTTGCCCACCGCCTTGCTGTGTGCTTCCGCCCGCGCTCTGGCTCTGGCCCGTTTGACCCCATCCGCCGAATAACCTTCCAACATTTCCTGCGGCATTTGCCACGTTTCCTATTGTGTTTGCTACCGTTCCAATGCCTCCGGCTAACATCAAGAAGTCGTCTATTCCAAACGCCATTTTTTAAAATAGCCGGGATTTCTCCCGGCTTCCTCCTTTCTTACAGCTTGTACAGCCCCGGTACACTGTAAAGTGGCATCCGGCGCGTTGTTTTGTTTGCTACGCGAATTGCTCCAAAGAACTGCGGCTCGTTCTGTACAATTAACGTTCTTGCAATTTCCTCTTTTCCTTCTGCCATCCACTCTTGCGACAGTGTAGGAACTTCCGAATAGTAGTCTGCATAATGCCAGAAATCGAGCGTGCCCGTTGCGTTGCTTCGCATTAAACCGCTTACCCGGTTTGGCTTCATCCGGTAGTCTGCCCATGCTTCCTGATAGCCGAATGTTTCTTCATCGGTTGTATCGCCGGTGAGCATGATTTCTCTCTTTTTTACTGGCTGTTCACCCAGATTTGCGAACTGCGGCACGTAATAGTCTAGGCGGTCTTTTCTGCTCCAAAAACGTTCAAGTCCCTGTTGGTAGCTTCTGTTGTGTCTTACACAACATACGCCAATCACAAAGCCGTGCTCTTCAAAGCTCTTTGTGAAAGAACTTTCGTTGATAGGTGTAATGGACATTGCACCGGTTTCACCAATAGGCGTGTCGTTTTCGGTTTGCTGTCCTGATGTCTGTACAATCTGGTTGATATTGACGTGATAGCGTCCACCACCCAGATATTCAGGCACCTGCACGGTTTTATCCGAAATGATTACATCCCAGATTGCTTGTACCTGTTCGCGGTATCTCGAGCCGCCACGTGCCAGTGCTTCGTAGTACTGTTGTACGCTGATTGCCTGTCTCAGTTGGTTAATTGTTGCTGCTTCAACTTTTGACAGGTCTGCCCCCAGATAGTATCTTTCTTTTTTTGCTCCGTCTCCCACAAATATTTGCGTTGGCGTTCCTTCCCACAGAAACATGTCGTAAAGTCTTTGATTTGCTGTTCCTCCTGCGTCTGTTTGACTTGTAAAGCTGTTTACGATTACACTTTTTTCATTTTTAAGATTTGCGTCTGTGTATGCTCTTACTCCCGCTGCTCCTGTCAGTCCGATTGTTACTTCTGGCCCTCTCTGCGGTTGTGGCAGGCAACTTGTAAAATAGTCGTGGAATTTGTTTACAGGCAGAGGATTACCACCTGTTATAGCTTCCTGCAACTCTTTTTCCATGGTGTCATCTTTGCCTGTGCTCATTGTGTATGTCACATTTGCATCGTCGCTTTTCAGGTTTGCAGCGTTGCCCACATTTTCGTCTCTGAAAAATTCATTCCAAATCTTAACGTATGCCCTGATAGGTAGTGCGTTGATGCTGAACGGTTTCTTCACTTTTGTGGGTACTCCCATATAATCCAGAATACTTCTTTCGTCCGGTGCTGGTTTTTCATTTGTGCCTTTGATTTCGATTTGTGGTACTGCATACGTTTTTGATGGCATCCATGGCGTTTCTTCCACTTCGCCCATAAATTGTTTAAAGCTGTCCCACAAAATGCGGTCTGGACAGTAGAAATAGTAAAAGTCGATAAAACTATCGTCCATTACTGGGTATTTTGGCGTTGTCATACGGATGATTGCCGCCGTATCTACGCTGAAAGTATCGCCCGGTAATACTTCATCCACGTAAAACGGGATGAGTTTTCCAGAATCGAACGTTGTTAGAATCGTCTGGTCTCGATTGAAGCGCGTTCGGCTTGCTTTCATCTGCGGAATCTTGTTAAAATGCCTTTCATTATTCCGATTCATTCTTCATTTCTCCTTCCTCCGGATTTTTTTTCGGTTCTTTTTCCTGCATTTCTTGCAGTGCCAGCGCGTTTGCTTGTGCCGTTGCAATCATCCGGTGATACTCGTGAATGCTCTGCGGCCATTCCGTGATATCTGTTTCCGTCCCGTCCAATGCTCCCTGTGAAAGGCTCTGCATAAACTGCGGATCAAAACTTGCTTTTCGGACAATGTTTTTAATATCGCATTCGTCTGCATAGCTTTCGATTTCGGCTTGGATGTCGATGGCTTCAGTTTCCTGTAGATATTCTTTTCCTTCTTTGTTCTTTGCCCAGACGTATTGCTTGCGCTGTTTTTCACCTGATTCAGAAAAGAAGGGCTTTCGCCCTTCTTCGTACCTTTTATTCATTCGGCTTACCCTCCCACACTTTTTCTTTGCAGTTGGTGAATTCTCCGCTTTCATCGTTGAACACTGCCAGTTTGTATCCGTTGTAGTCCTGCGGTGACTGACCGATAAAGGTTTTTTCGTCCTTCTGCATTACGTTGCACATGCGTGCAAACGTCTGGTCATTTTTGCTCTCACCAATCCATGCGTAACTTTTCGCCACGTTATCCCAAATCCCATAATAGATGTGTTCCATTGTTTTCTCCTTTTCTCTTAGAGCCGGATGCCACCGCGCATTGGCTTTCCACTCAAATTAATACTTTTCGTTTTTCGCGCGGTCACATTGAACATTCTCTTGTCCTTTGCGCTGCTCATTACTTTACGATGTCGTCCCATTATAGTACCCTCTTCTGATTAGCTCCAGCTCGATGGCGTTGGCAAAGTTTTTGCATTGCCAGATTTCGTCTATCATCTTTTTCGCGGTCTCCATCTCGCTGATTTTTCGCAGGATTTTGTAATCGTTCTCTATCTCTTTGTATTTCTTTTCAAGCAGTTCGGTTAGTTCTTTTTCGGTCTGGTCTCTAATGTTCCATGATTTTGCAATCATTTTTGTTTACTCCTTTTCGTTCGGCTGGTCGTGCAGTGCGTGATAAATTTCATCCAGCTTTTCCAAAATCCGCATCATGATTTCGATTGCCTGTTTCACGTCCTTAATGGTAATTAGCGCCATTTTTACACCCCCTTTCTGTATTTGCTTTCTCTTACGTCTATGTGTACAAAATTATTGTATCTGATGATTCCGCCTAATTCGCCGAGTACCTTGCTCGCATATTCTGCCACCTCCTTGCTATTGTGATTTTTTACAACAATGTCGGCTGCCATGCCTTTCATGTGATAGCTGTTTTTTGCACCGCTGACATTTCTGTTCCACGTTGGTGTTCTGTATCCTGAATTGATGATTACTGGTTCGTTAAAGTGGTTTCTGATTATTTCCAAGACTTCGAGCAGTTTAGGTGCCCACAAAAATTCTTTTGTTCCGTCTTTGCATCTAAATTCTTCTGCTTTGAAGTGTTGCGTTAATCGGTCGTTGTTTGTTTGGTTTAGGATTGCTGTACTCATTTTTGATTACCTCCTGTTTGTATTTTATATTTTCTGTTTGCTTTTGTCAAGGTTTTTTGTAAAAAATTTTGGCAAAGCAAACAGATGCCCGCGGCAGGCGTTTTCAACATTTTCCACAGAGTTTTTAACATTTCAACATTATAT